ATTTTAAGATTTGTAACAATTGGCGAGTTGATGATCATTGACATGCCTCCTTTCAGACGATGTCAATGATACCAAATGTACATTTTTATTCCAGAGCTTTTGTACAAGAATGATTATGACATAACATTACAAAGAAAAAATAAAGATTTGATGAAGATTATTAGAAAAGTTTTCATATATCCATAAATAATTCGTCGCAAAAAATAAGAGGCACTCTATAAAAGAATGTCTCTTTTTATCATATCATCTTAAAATACTTAAGTGCTTCTGTGATAGCTTTCTCCTTTTCCGGAGTTGTACCCGGTTGTCTGCTATTTTCTAATTTTGGCTTATTGTAATTCTCTCTTTCTATAATCCCATGCTTCTGCTTTACCTGAGCTATATTCTGATTTATATCTTGGAATACGTATCTTGTCTTCTTCCAAGTGGCTTTGAAATCAGTAGCAATTATATTCATTTCTCATTAGCACAATTTCGTTACTTAGTATATCATGCTTGGAATTCGTGAAAAACAAAAAGCCAAACCGATAGTCCGAGACGGCAAAATACTGACAATATTAAATTGTGATGTCTTCATGTGCACCACTTATCACCGTGATGGTAAGCTTATCGGGAAAGACCTTGATCTCCTTGTACAATGGTCCCATAGGGTTGGACAGGTATTCGGAAAATTATCGTGAACATGGTAGAATAGCAGTAGAAGAAAGGAGCATCTGTCATGGCACGAAGGACGAATTACAGCCCCGATTTTAAAGCAAAGCTGGTCATTGAGATCCTAGAAGGTGAGAAAACACTGAATGAGGTTGCAGCCAGTCATAACCTGAACCCGAATATGGTTCGGAGTTGGAAGAAAGAGTTCATAGAGAATGCGGGACGAGTCTTCAATGAACGTCAGTCGGAGAAGGAAATCCGCAGAAAGGAGGAGGACCTGGAACGGGATCGCGAGAGAATGCTGAAAACCATTGGTCAGCTCACCTTGGAACGTGATTTCCTCCAGGATTGCTTTCGCGAAACTGGATATCCCGTCCCGGATGTTGATAAAGAGAAATTCTGACTTATCAGTCAGCCGACAATGCGAACTGTTGGGCGTGAGTAGGTCAACAGTCTACTATGAGCCCAAGAAACCATCAGAGAGCGAAATACAGTATCGTGAGGAACTGATGGGAGAGATTGACAAAATACACACGGATATGCCGTATGCCGGTCAGCGGAAGATCCTTGAAACGCTGAAGAAGAATGGGTATCAGATCGGCAGAAAGTTGGTCAGAAGCCTGATGCGGGAGATGGGGATCATCACAATCTATCCGACACCGAATCTTTCGAAGTGCACACGAAGGGATCAGATCGTTCCGTATCTGCTCCGGAATGCAAATATTTTTGCTGTGAATCAGGCATGGTCGATCGATATCACGTATATCAAACTACATAGGACACATATGTATCTGACAGCGATCATAGACTGGCACAGCCGAATGATCGTCGGATGGAAGTTATCGGACGTACTGGATACGTATCCAGTCATAGATGCAGTCAGGGAGGCAACAGAGAGATATGGGACACCAGCAATCATCAATTCCGATCAAGGAACACAGTTCACCAGTAGAGAATATAAGGGGCTTCTGAAGTCAATGAAAATTCGACAGAGTATGGATGGAAAGAGTCGCTGGGCAGATAACATCAAGATTGAAAGATGGTTTCGTAGCCTTAAAACGGAGAAATTGTACACAGAAGAGTATGAGACCCCGAAGGAACTCCGTCAGGCGATCAAAACATACATTGATCAATACAATAATCAGAGACCACATGAAGCATTGGGATACAAAACACCCGCAGAGGTTTTTGGAGAGAGTTTTGAGACCGCTGCATAAAAGAAAATATGATACATATATGGTAAATAATGGCACATGATAATTGTTCCAAAATTTGTCTTGACAAAGGGGACCATTATACTCTCAATCTTATTTAGCTGCTGAATCACCTTGACTTTCGTCCATTCTTCCATTGATTATCCCTCCAAGAGAGATACAGCCTGCTGTAGCACACAGCAGGTTTATATCTCCTAAAATATTGATGTTATGATGGCCTCTGCCCTCTATAGAACTTCTTCCATCATTCTCTTGTAATGCTGCTCCTGATCCATCACCACAAAGATCGTATGGAATACTTCGCGGTACTGATCGCAGTCGATGCTTTCATCAACGAAGTACAGTCCTTCGTTGAATGAATCCGAATGACGGATGTAGGAGAGCATCGCACCAGCAAGATGGTATTTTGTGTAGTCTGGTACAGCATCCCCGGATTCCTCATCTACCTTTTTCTTTACGGCTTCCAGCACCTTTGAACTCATTGCGGCGCTATCGTATCCGCAAAGCTGTATGAAGTAATGTTCCAGAATCCGGCGCATGACATTCATCAGCGGGATTGGTGAATCCAGCAATTCGTATTCGCGCCAAAGCGCATGATAGGAGCCCTGTACCGGATCATAGTTTCTGTCTCTTTCGCTAATCCTGCCTGCAGGAGTGACACAAAGTTCAACTGAGGACACGTTGTTCTTCTTGTTAATCTTGTACAGCGAAACGTATCTGTATCGGCCCACCTGATCATATACGACCTGTTGATGAAAGTAGGCGTTATGCGTCAGGATAAAGATCTGCTCGATGTACCTTCCAGCGAATATCGGATTCTCGTTTTCAACCGGATCAGCAACATTTGCACATATTCCTATCATTTCCCTGACCAGCGAACCTACGATGAATAGGGCGCTGCTGTCCATACTTGAAACCGGATCATCGATTACGACGATCTTGTTTTTGCCAGAGTCTGTTTCTGACCGCATGCCGCGAACTACATGATAGAAGTAGAGGAACGCGATGAAGTTGCGCTCGCCCTCACTTAGATTCACGGCCACCTTACCGTCATCGCGTATGACTTCATATCCGCCTTTGACGCCTTCTTTTTCGTGCAGGCTGAATCCTTCGAATCCGGAGTCTTTCAGGTAGCCATTCATGCTTCGTACCGTATCAGCCGTGTTGATAATCCCGGCATTCAGGTCGTTTATCTCCTGTGTCAGAGAGCGATATTGTGTCTGGAGATCCTTGACCTTTTCCTGCAGCACCGCTTCTTCATCCTCGATCTTCTTTTTCGAATTGATATAGTCGGCAACATACTCCTTCAGGATGAAGGCGATCTTTTCCCAGACCATGCGGTTGCACTCACTTTGCTTGCTGGATTTTGCAGCGACAATGTCATTATTATTCTGAATCTGTCTGTTGATTAGTAAAACCAACGCATCCAGTTCTGAAATAATCGCATCGGTATCCTTCAGCTCTATTACTTTTACCGGTGAAGAAATCTTATCGGCAATCAGCTGATTATTTTCGAGAATGCGGGATTGAAGCTCTGCCAATTTTGTTCCGTAAACGGCCAGTTCCTCTGCCTTGGGATAGGCGTCGTCAAGATTGCCCTGGTACAGCGCAACAAGAGCTTTCATTTTCGTGTCATAGTTAGACTGCAGAGTACGCAGTGTGTTTAGCGACTCCTGATAGCTTTCATCAAATGCGCTTGCCATAGATACCTCAAAATCGTCTGGCAGCTTCTGCTGACAGAAAGGACATTTTCCGTCAGCTTTATGAACATAGGCATCGTGGCCACGGCGAACCCACTCTGAAGCGTTCAGTACTTTCATGAATCTAGCAAATTCCGTCCCGCCGCTGCTCGTAATTGCTTCAGCAAGCAGCGAAAGCCCGGACAAATCATAGCTGCTGGAAATATCAGAAGACGACTTGAACAGATCGTATCTTCTGGCATCCGGATCGAAAGCTACGTCATAGAGCTCCTTTATAGCCGTGTCGTTATGGTCGACTGGAGAATAGTCTCCAGACAGCACCTCGTCGGTAAACCGCTCGCGGGACTTCTTCTTATCCTGCGTCTGGTCATAGTCCTTGCGATATTCGCGTGCGCCTTCCCAGCAGACGTTTCTGAAATGCTCCAGCAGCGGAGCTAATTCTCCATGCTTTTTGTCTCTGGCTTCAGCAGCTTTCTTACCATCCTGTGCGACCTGCGCCCGTTCCTGCGCTGCAGCTTCCGCTTTCTGCCTTGCTTCGACATTCTCCTGGCTCAACGTAAAAACACCTTTCAGGTTGCCATAGTCTGCAAAATTCTGGCTGACGAAGGTCTTATCATAAATCAGAACAGAATAGTTTGCCGGGCTGATGCCGGTTTTCCATTCAAGGCACTCTGGGTGCCTGAAAGCATCCGCTATACTGCTTTTCCCGGCTCCGTTCTTTCCGAAGAAGAAATTGATGTAGGTCGGACAGACTTCCTCATCATGAAAAGTATAGGCTTCCGTAGAGGCATCAAGTTTTATCTTTGTGATCAGCGAAGTCATCTTATCCTGCATTCCCGGTTCCTCCTCCCTTTACTATGTTCTACCATTCGGTGTTCTATCATTCGGTAATTTTTCCTTTGCGAAGCCACTCGTCCACTTCCGAAATCTTGAATTTGTAACGCTTGCCCGCCTTGTAATAAGGAAGCTTCCCGCCTTTAATCCAGTTTCTTATCGTGTCGTTGCTGACGCTCAGATAGTCCGCTATATCTTCGAGATTCACCCATTTTTCAGGCATTTCGTCTGCCGTCATTGTTCTCTGAACTTCGTCTTTCATACTGTTCCTCCATGTCTCAATTCGATGTTCCATATGTAAATACCGGAATCTCGATGCCTGCTTCTTGAAGTTCTTGTATCAGGTCGCATCTCTTTATTGCCCAATGCGTCCGATTCATCTCGTTGAACCGGTTGTTTCCGATAAGCTGTAGCTCTTCCAGAAGCTCATTCAGCCGTATCTGAGGAATGTCCAGTTTGTACCCGCACCAGTAGACCTTCACATCATTTTCGTAGATCTTGTAATCCGACACAAAACCGTATATGACCTTCTGGCCATCATCGGCATTACCGTACTGATGATTCTCCGCCATGAAAAGAGACGGCATCATAATGATTTGCTGCTTGTCCTCTTTCGTCATGCCAGAGAATTTTTCTTTTGTCTCCTTAGACATGCACTCGGACAAAGCTCGATCCCGCGGGACTTTGAAATAAGGCTTGTCGTACTCCTCAGTGCCGATGACAAAGATATTGTAATACTCACGGTTTATCCGCGGTGGCACATAAAACTGTCCTCCAAGCTGTGGCATTCCATAAAACTGCTGGTTGACCTGCATTTGAATTGTGGCGTAGTTTACAATGGCCATATTCTCATTGCCGGTCTGTGTCACATCTGGCTTCCTGTCGTCCGGAAGATTGGAGGCTGATATTACTTCAAGTTTGTCACTCATCCGCGGCTCCTTTCTTTCCGCCGATTGTCAAATTTACTATGCCGTAGTTTGGCAGGATCGTATTGTTATCCCCGTTTTGCTGAATAAACAGAGGATTATTGATTACCTGCTTCGAAAATGCGGCAGACTGATTGTCGTCCTCTTGCTCATCTTCATTTGACTCATTATCAGGCTGGGCATCATCCGCCGGTTCCGCATCCGTGGGCTCCGGCATATATGTCCTGATGTCAGCGGTAATGCCTTTGCCCATATTGCCTGAGTAGTTTCTCGGGCCACCGCCATTCTCTGGGCACCATTTATCATATGTAGGTTTTCCGATGCTATTGTCCTTCCGCTTCACAACTACATAGTGCCAGATTCCAAGCAAAAATGCTGGATAGCACACTTCTGTCAGGTCGCCAAGTGCGGCCTTTTTTATTTGCCCTCCATCGTCGCGGATGAAGAATCCTTCATCCGATGCAATGCTGTCGTCGCACTGGACAAGTTCAATCAGTGCTTTTACCAATCTGACATCCTTATGCACGGTTTCTCCGAGGTCGAGAAACTCATTCACGAAATCCGTCATAGGAATCAGCGCAGACCTGTAATCCGTTCTGATTCTTTCGTCAAACACCTCTACTTCCGGTGTGTTTCCAAAGGGAAGATACTCACCCTTCGACAGCTTGCATGCCTTGAAATCATTTGTCTTTGTCTTTATCCGCTCGAGCCTTGGCGACTCGTAATCAGGATTGATTACCTTGATAAGCCCGATGAGCACTTCCGGGTCAGAGAGGCCATCACGATCCCCTTTGTAATGCTCTCGAGTGCTTTTCCTATTTTTTAATGCCTGCAGCAGGAGTACGAAGAACGTTCCGCCGCATAGCCTTGGTATTCCATCTGTTGTCACTATTATCCTCTGCTTTTTCAAAACCCGAACCTTAAGAACCTTACGAACTATGGCAGCCGACCTTGCGAACGATTTGATGAGTCCTGCGAAGTGATCACGGGAGAAATCGCTCAGCTGGCGGATTTCGCATGGGATATATGGTTCGGAGCATTTCTGAACGTTTCATACTAATTCCTATTATATCGAAATCCGTGCTCGGTTTCAATGATCTTGCATGACTCTGGGATCAACAGTCTGTGCATTCCCCCTGTGACTGCTTCGCAAAAGCAAATCACAGGAGGAAAAAATCATGACAAAAGAATCCAAGAAGTATCGCATCTACGACAAGACCACCAAGCAGTGGTACGAAATCCCGGAGGACCAGTATCGCGAGTACGACCGCTGGCGCACGGCACTGAGGAAACGCATGCAGTATCGCGGAGAATGCTTCTGCCCGCGCA